TTCAAGTTGAATCGGCCGCAATTCCAGTTCATGAAAAAGCGCAACGCGCACAAATACATGGGCTATGTTGCGGGCTTCGGCTCGGGCAAAACGTTCGTAGGATGCACTGCGCAATGCCAAGGCTTTTTGTCCTACCCGCGATTGAATCAAGGGTACTTTGCGCCGACCTTCCCGCACATTCGAGACATCTACTATCCGACGATTGAGGAAGTCGCGCATCTGCATGACATGCGCGTCAAAATCAACACGTCGAACAAAGAGGTTCACTTCTATCGGGGCCGATGGTTCTACGGCACGGCGATATGCCGCTCAATGGAACGACCCGAATCCATCGTCGGTTTTAAGATCGCGAATGCTCTCGTCGATGAACTCGACGTGATGAACCATGATCGTGCTCGTCGCGCCTGGCGAAAGATAATCGCCCGCATGCGATACAAGGTCGATGGTGTGCGCAACGGCGTGGACGTGACAACGACGCCTGAAGGGTTCAAATTCGTCTATGAACAGTTCGTCGAACAGGTACGGCAAAAGCCACACCTGGCGACGCTCTACGGCCTGGTGCAAGCTTCGACGTATGAGAACGCCGCGAACCTGCCCGACGACTACATTCCTTCGCTGCTGGCGTCATATCCTGAAGCGCTGATATCCGCCTATCTTGAGGGGCAGTTCGTCAACCTGACGCAAGGCAGCGTCTACCCGTCCTTCAACCGGATCAAGAACTTTACGAATGAGCGCATCGAACCGGGCGAATACCTGCATATCGGCATGGACTTCAACGTCGGCAAGATGGCCGCCGTCGTGCATACGATCCGCGAAGGAAAGCCGCGAGCATTGTTCGAGTTCGTCGGCTTGCTCGATACGCCGACGATGTGCAACGCGATCAATACGCAATTCCGAAGCGAGCACGGCGGCCGGATCATGGTCTACCCTGACGCGACCGGCAAGAATAGAAAATCAAACAACGCGAGCGAAACCGATTTTTCGATATTGAACGCCGCAGGCTTTACGCTGTGCCATAATCCGGCAAATCCGGCCGTTCGCGACCGCATCTTGTGTATGAATCACGCTTTCGATGACGGCTACAAGGTGAATCCCGATACTTGCCCGCGTTATACCGATGGCCTCGAAAAGCAGGCGTACAACGACAAAGGCGAACCGGACAAAACCGCAGGCTTTGACCATTGCAACGACGCCGGCGGATATTTCATAACTTACCGATACCCGCTTGCGCATCGTCGCGTTGAGCTTATTAACCTTACTGGGGGATACGATGGGAGTCGATAGCAAACATTCCGATTACACGCGCATGGCGCCGCTGTGGCTGAAAATGCGTGATGTGTACAGCGGCCAGGAACAGATACATTTTCGCCGCGAGAGATATTTGCCGACGCTGAACGGCGAAGAAATCGTCAACTATCACGCGCGGCTTACTCGAACGCTATTCTTTAACGCCACGTATCGCACCATCGCGGGCCTCGTCGGCATGATGTTCAAGAAAGCGCCCGTCGTCGAGGTTCCGGCCGGGATTGAAGATATGCTCGACGACGTGACGAAAAGCGGTATCGACTTGCCGACCTTCGTTCGCAAGGTTGCGGAAGAATCGCTCATCGTCGGCCGCGTGGGCGTGCTCGTCGATTACCCTTCGACCGATACGAGCGGCATGACGCAGGCTCAAGCCGAGGCGTTGAATTTGCGGCCTAACCTGGCGATGTACACGGCAGAATCCATCATCAATTGGCGTACCGACTGGATCAACAATAAAACGGTTTTGTCGCTCGTCGTTCTATCGGAATGCATCAAGCAGAAAGACCCGAATGATGAATTCGTGACGAAGGATGTCGAACAGTTCCGCGTGCTCGACCTCGTGCCGAGCGATACGACCGAGGGCGGCTATGCATACCGCGTTCGAGTGTTTCAAAAGCTATCCGCAGGCTTCGTGCCGGTGCAGAATTTCATACCGTTGATGAACGGCGCTCCGCTGCCTTACATACCGTTTCAATTCATCGGCGTGGACAACACGACCCCGAGCATCGACGAGCCGCCATTGATCGACCTAGCAAACGTCAACATATCGCACTATCAAACGACGGCCGACCTTGAGCACGGCGCCCACAAGACCGCGCTTCCGCAACCGTGGGCGAACAATATCGCGACGGCGGTCGATACCTCGGGCAAGCCGGTCAAACAGACCTTTCATTATGGCGGCGGCTCGCTGTGGACGTTCCCGAGCGATACAACCGTCGGCATGCTTGAATACACGGGGCAAGGTCTCGAAGCGCTCGAAAAGCGGCTCGAAGTGAAAGAAAACCAAATGGCGATCCTCGGCGCGAGGATGCTTGAGGCACAAAAGAAGCAAGCGGAAACGGCCGATACCGCAGCCATTCATCGTAGCGGTGAGCAAGCGAGCCTCGCCGGCCAGGCGAATACCATATCGCGAGCAATGAACAACGTTCTCGCTTGGTTCGCAGCGTGGGCGGGTCAATCGGGCGATACCAAGTTCGCGATCAATACCGACTTTTTCGCGATCCCGCTCGATGCGCAAACTATCCTTGCGCTTGTGTCGTCCTGGCAGCAAGGCGCGATATCGAAAGAGACGCTGTTCGATAACTTCCAGCGTGGCGAAATCGTCTCGGAAGCGACGACGTTCGAGGACGAGGAAGCGAAGATATCCAACAATCCGCCGATGATGAGTTTAGGCGGGCAGGCTAACCCGAACGAACCCGGCGGCAGCGCAAATAACGGCGGGACGGGCGGCCAGGGGAACGGGCCGGCAACGGGCGCGGTTTAGACGCATCGCCTCGATAAAGCGATCAACGGCCGATAGGTAGGCTTGCGGTTCGCTGTGGAACATAGCCGGCGGCGGGATTTGAGCTTTCTTCATAATCATAGACTCCCTCTTTAACGGTCATCAAATCTTAAAAGGTTGATGACCGTTCTTTTTGCGAATTATCAAATGTGCATTGTGTAACTTACGCGAAGTCATCACGTAAGCCGGAATTATCTTGCTTTACGGGCTTTCGACGTTCTATTGCTTCGCTGAAAATTTCGGCCAATCCGCTTGTTACCTGGCGGAATCGCGTAAGTTTCCTGTCTGCTTCCTCAGCATCGGCAGCCACGCGGCGAAGCGTTTCGTTTAATAGATCAAGGTTATAGGCAACCTTGACTAGCGCTTCCTCCGCCGTGTCGCTTTCGGTCAAGCGGCGCAACTGCATACCGCCGCAGAACATCATTCCATAGAACGCACGATTTACGAGACCCCAAGCCGGCGTGAGGGCGAGCGGTTCTTTCTCGCGTATGAAGTTCTCGGCGATGCGCTCAAACATCGCGTGCCGCGTGCGCAGGCTCTGAAGTTCGAAACGCTCTTGTAGCCATGCGATGCTTTTGCTACCGAACTCGCGACGAATGCGCTCGGCAAATTGTTCTCTGTCGCCTTCCTCGCGAAGATTCAACCCCTCGGCATGTTTTTCCAAAACTCTCATATCGACTGTCATGATTTCCCTTTCAGATGTCACTAATTGAAGTTGCGCGGGCCTTGTGGCAATAGGATTGTGCAACCTCGCGCGCTTCCCACAATCCGCCGAATTTGTAATCAATCTCTACGACGTGCCACACTCGGCGCGTGCCGCCATAGAAAACAACCCATCGCCAACCGCGAGCCGTGCGGTCGAAATACGATTCGAGTTCGATAACGTCGTCTGTAACGGGGTCATAGCGCTTGATGCGCGGCCCCTGGATATGCTTAACGTCGGCGCCTGGCGTATTGCTCGGGAAATCCTCGACATAGCCGGGATACAGTGCGTAGAACGCCGCGACCCCAAAGCTACGGTCGAAATTTTCGGAAATAAGCGGGTCGCGACGGTCGTCGCGAAACGAACCGTTGTTGAGCGCTTTTCGCAAATGACGATATGCGAGTTGGAATTGCTCGCGAGGGGTCGGCCGTGTGCAAATCGGCGGCGAGCGTAACGCGCGGCCATAGCTTTGAAAGCCGCGCAATGTCATGCTGCTGATTTCGCCCACGGGCTTGCCATTGATGTATAGATTTTTATCGCTCATGATTTACCTCTTGATTAAAAAACTCGGCCGTTCTCGTCAATGAAATATTCACCGACATCTTCTTTACAGAACTCGTCAAACGTCATGCCGTAATTGCGCATTTCTTCCGCCGTGATGCCGCATTGCTCGCAGTATTTGCGATACAAGGCGTATTGCTGGAATTTCTCTTTAGTTTTCATAATCTCGCCCGGTTAATATTCGTCAAACAATCACAATCATAATTTAATAATTAAACTGACGCAAGCGTCACTATCGGATTATTGTAAGATAGTGACGTTTCCGTCAAGAAAGGGTTATCAAATGAAACACACTGGGGAATGCGAACACGACGCCGACGCTCGCCAGGTATGCGAAGCGCTTACGCGCAAATACGGGGGCTAATCATGGCAAGCAAAGATCAACAGATAGCCGAGGATTTTATTGCGCGAAGCGTTGACCTGTTCCGGTTCACGGCGGCCGAGCGCTCCAAGGTGCTGAAGATATTGAAAACGGTCGAGGATGAATTAACGTACTTGCTCACCTATTCGGGAAAGAACCTGTCGGACATCACACGCGCCGACAAGGCTCGCATACTGCGCCAGGCTCGCGCTTTAATCGAGGAACATTACGCGACCGCCGGCGAAGCGTTCGACGCCTCTCTTGCCGGCGTGGCCTCCGTGGAATCGAAGGCAACCGCGAAGGCATTCGGCAATGCGTTTCAAGGTCAAATCGAGCCGGCGTTACCGACCGAGGTTGTATTGCGAAAGCTTGTCGATGGAACGCTCGTGCAAGGTCACACGGTCGGCGCCTGGTTCGACCGACAAGAAGGCGATTTAGCGTTTCGCTTTCAATTGGAATTGCAACAAGGGATCGCGCAAGCCGAGACGAACGCTCAAATCATCAAGCGCGTGCGCGACAATGTGATGCCCGTCGCCAGGAACAACGTTGCCGCCTTGGTACAAACGAGCGTTCAAACCGTGAGTGCAGCGGCGAGGCGCGAGACCGTCAAGGCGAATTCCGACATCATCAAGGGGATACGTCAGATATCGACGCTCGACGGCCACACGACACCGATATGTATCGCCTATGCCGGCGCCGAATGGGATTTGAATTACAAGCCTATTGGCGACAACAAATTGCCGTATAACGGCGGCGTTCCGCGTCATTGGAATTGCCGAAGCATAGAGGTTCCGATTACGCGCACGTTCAAAGAGCTTGGCATTGACTTGCCTGAGCCGCCGGCATCGACCCGCGCGGCGCACGGCGGCCAGGTGCGCGGAAATATCACCTTCGATGAGTTCCTACGCTCGAAACCGAAAGCCTTCGTTGACGATTTGCTTGGGCCTGGCCGTGCTGAACTATGGCGCGACAAGACGATAACACTTCAACAACTATTGGACCAACACGGCCGCCCGCTCACTCTCGAAGAACTACGTTCCCGGCACGGAGTTTGATTTTTATCAAAAAGTGTGCTTGTTTGGTATAAAATGCCGACAAAAGGTTGCTTAGGGCGAACTTTTCACACTTGCGGCTAGGCCGCTAACTAACTCCCGAGGGGAAAACCATGTTTCGAAAAATGACCGTATTGCAATTGCTGTTCCCGACGCTGTTCGTTCGCTTCCATGCGTTCGATCCCGACGATGCCGATACCAAAGCGGGCATTGCCGCCGCTGTGGATGCCGCTATCGAGGGCTTGAAAAAGAAGAATGACGAACTGCTCGGCAAATTGCGCAAGGCGCAGGAAAAGAGCGGCGAGGGTATTGACCGGGCAGAGTTCGAACGCATGGAAGCTGAACGCGATGAGGCTCGCGCCAATCTCGCCGAAGCGCAAAAGCAACACAAAGCAGCAATGAAGCAGGCAACCGATGCCTCCGAGGCGCTTAAAGCCGAACAGGGCTTTACCTCGCGGCTTTTGATTGATAACGGATTGACGACGGCACTCACCGAAGCCGGCGTCAAAAATCCGGCTCACTTGAAAGCCGCTGCGGCTTTGTTGAAATCGAACGGGCAACTCCAAATCGTTACCGAGGGCGACAATCGCGTCGTCAAGGCCGGCGATAAGGCACTCGGCGATTTCGTCAAAGCATGGGCAGGCGGGGATGAGGGTAAAGCCTTTGTCACTGCCGCGAACAACTCGGGCGGCGGCGCCCACGGTAGCGGAGGCTCGCAAGGCGGCTCCCATACCGGCAACATGGGCGGCACGCCGGCGGAACGGCAAGCCGCTATCGCTGCGAAATACCCCGAATTGGCTCAATAAGGGTTCGGGCCTAAGCAATTTATTTTCATATATCGAAACTACGAAAGGCGGTAAGCATCATGTCTCTATCGAATATGCAGGTATTCAACAAATACTATTTGCAAGCGATCATCGAATCGTTGGCGCAGATGGTCGATAAGTTCAACGCCGGCAGCAATGGCACGATCACCCTGACGACCGAAGGTTTCACGGGCGATTTCATGCAAAGTTCGTTCTACTCGGCTTTGCATTCGGCGCAACGCCGCGTTGACCGTTACGCCTCGAACGGCACGCCTTCCGCGACGCCGCTCGCTCAAACGAAGGATTCGGCCGTCAAGGTTGCCGGCGGCTTCGGCCCGATCTTGTTCGAGCCGGGGCAAATGGGATGGCTGCAAAAGCCGACCGCCGAGGCAATCGAAATGATTTCTCGGAACTTCGCCGAAGCGCTGCTCGCCGACCAACTGAACACCGCGATTGCCTGCCTTGTGGCCGCCATCGAAAACAATTCGTCGGCGAAAAACGATGTGTCGGCCTCGGCCGGTATCAGCTATTCGGCCATGAACAACGCTCACGCTTTGTTCGGCGATATGTCTGGCAACCTGACGGCGCAAGTGATGAACGGAACCACGTTCCACAAACTCATCGGCGCGAACCTGGCGAACTCGGAAAAGCTGTTCTATTCGACGAACGTCACCGTCGTCAACATCTTGGGCAAGGCGGTCATCGTGACCGACGCGCCGGCTCTGTACAAGACCGGCACGCCGAACAAACTCAAGGTGTTGTCGCTGTCGCCCGGCGCCGCTACCGTCTATGACGGGTCTGACCTCATCACCAATATTCAGACCAATAACGGAAAGGATCGCATCGAGACGACTTTTCAAGCCGACTATACGTTCGGTATCGGCCTCAAGGGTTACACCTGGGACGAAACGAACGGCGGCAAGTCGCCGACCGATGCGGAACTAGCCACGGGTACGAATTGGGATGTCAACGTTAACAGCGTGAAGCATACCGCCGGCGTTATCACCATCGGCGACGCTGCACAATAACGGCGCCGGGGGTCGCTGTTGTTGCTTGCCGAGTCTCTTAACCGGGACTCGGCTTTTTTCAAAACGTGTTGCACACTGAAAGGAAACACATCATGCCCGCAGATGAAAAAGAATTGCCGCTCGCGAATACCGACGCAAGCCGCAAAAAACCCGTGTGGTATTTGGCCGGCCCGTTCGACCAATACAGCGAGAACGTCAAGAAACTGGCCTCCGAGCGTGGCTTACGCATCATCGACGCGACCGCTACCGACGACCGCTCGAACGCCGCCGACGAGAAGTCTTTGCCGCGCGTGACGCTGAAACGTGACGCCGAAGCCGAAGCGATTCGCCAGGCGGCAGCGCTCACCGGCGGCAAGCGGTAATCACGCCAGGCGCAATTATCATTTCGTAGCAAACCAAGAGAGGCCGACAAATGAGCTTTAAAATTTCAACGTTAGTTCGCGAGGCGAGAGCCGACGCGTTCGAATCGACGGTCGGCCTCTCGCCGATCATCAAATTTTTCAACCTGGGGGCGGCGACGATCCCCGCGAAATGCGCCGACGCTGACACTGGCACCGCGATTGCATCCGGCACGCTTCCGGCCGACTGGATGAACGCCGCTTCGAGCGCCGCGAACGTCACGACCAAGACGCTCAAAGGCACTTGGACCGTGACCGGCATTGTTGCAGCGGGTAGCGGCTTGAACGCCGATTACTTCCGTATCTACGACCCGAGCGGAACCACATGCCACGGTCAAGGCGAAGTCACCGCGACGGGCGGCGGCGGAGTCATCACGCTCGATAACGTCAACATCGCGAATACTCAAGTCGCGACCATTACGAGCTTCACCATCACCGAAAGCAACGGCTAAAAGGTGCGATCATGGCTTCGATTCTCTCATCAACTTTTGAAGAGGGGGCGCCGCAAGTTGACGGGCGGCGCAATGTAACCGAACGACACGTCGCCGGCGATGGCCGGCTTTTTACTTTTGAGTACCTGGCCGATGAAGCAACGGACATCAATAAGGTACTCACGGCCCGCGCCGCGTGGCTGCTGAAGGAACTCGAAGCCGATGACCAAGCCGCCGCGATTGTCGGCGATACACAAGGCCCGAAAAGCGGTATCCGTGTAATGCGCCGGTTTACGTTACAAGAGCGCATCGCGATACGCACGCGGGCGGATACCAATGCTATCGCCCGCGACTTCATGCACATGTTCGACATGTCGGGCGATGCGATCTATCTCGACGATCCTGATTTCGTCGCGGGCATCGACTATTTCGTTACGCTCGGAGACCTCACGGCCGAGCGTGCGGCGATCATAAAGGCGTGGTGAAATGGGAAACCTATACGTTCGTTCGAGCGATGGCGCCGATACCGATAACGGCTCGACATGGGCGCTCGCGAAAGCAACGCTCGTCGGCGCTGGCGCCATCGACGCGGCCGGCGATGTTATTTACTTGTCCTCGGCGCATGCCGAGAGTACGACGAGTGCTCAAACGTTCGCTTGCGCCGGTACGCCTGGCAACGTGTCGCGAGTATTGAGCGCGAACGATACCGCCGAGCCGCCGACCGCCGGCGCGAATGGCGCGTCGATCACTTGCACCGCCGCGTACACGTTGAACGGTAGCTTTTACATGCAAGGCGTGACGTTCACATGCCTTTCGATGTCGCTCGGCAACAGCTCGGCTACGATTCAACATTTCAAAGACTGCACGTTCCGTATTACTGCCGCAGGAACGAGCGGTGTATTCCAGCAAAACGGCCTCGCCACGTCGATGAATACCATTCTTGAAAATCCGACGTTCAAGTTCGCAAACTCGGCGAATCGCATCGGCACCGCGCACCGCATGACGATTAAAGGCGGCCAGTTCGACGGCGCCGGATCGACGCCGGCGAGTATCTTCGCTCTCGGTCTCGCTAGTCCTGGCCGTGGCGGCCACGTCGAGATAAGCGGTATGGATTTTTCAGCGTTGGCCGCGTCAGTCAACATAGTTGATGCGTCTCAAACGACATCGAGTTCGAAATTCATTATGCGCGATTGCAAGTTGCCGGCTTCATGGTCCGGTTTGCTTGTTAGCTCTATATCGTCGCTGCCGAGTCCCGGCGTTCGCATTGAAATGCATAACTGCGATAGCGGCGACACGAATTACCGGCTCGATATTGTCGATTACGCCGGCGAGATAAAAAGCGAAACGACGAATGTTCGCAGCGGCGGCGCGTCGGACGGCACCACAGCGCTTTCTTGGAAAATGGTATCGAGCGCGAACGCCTCGTATCCTTCCGTTCCGCTTGAGTCGGGAGAAATCGCAGTCTGGAACGACGTGACCGGCGGCAGCGGTATTCAAATTGATGTCGAGATTTTGCACGATAGCTTGACATCGCTCACAAATGCTGAAGCGTGGCTAATCGCGCTAGGGGTCACGACCTCGGGCGTTCCGCTCGGATCGAACGTTTCGTCGATTAAGAGCGACACGTTCGCGGCAGCGGCAAATATCTCGAATAGCTCGGCGACATGGACGACGACGGGCCTCACGAATCCGAAGGCGCAAAAACTCTCCGTCACCATGACGCCGACCAAAAAGGGATGGATCGTTTTAAAGGTGGCGCTTGCGAAAGCGAGCAAGACAATTTTCGTTTGTCCTAAACCGACCGTAACGGCGCTCTAATGGCTCGTCAAAGTCAAATACCTGGCGATTTATTCGTCAACGAGACGGGAACGCGGCAGGGGCAAATACCCGGCGGCGTTTATGTCAACGACACGGGTTCGCTACCTGGCCGCACCGGATCGGCCGCAATCACGATGGGCGCGGCTACCGTGGCCGCTTCCGGTACGGTAGCAATTCGCGCGAGCGCATCTATCGCTATGGGGGCGATAAGCGTTGCGGCCGTTGGCAAAGCTAAGGTATCCGGCGCCGCGTCTATCGCAATGGCGGCAACCTCAGTTACAGGTATCGCCGCGAATCGCATACACGCAACCGCTGACGTTACGATGGGCGCTAGCACGGTTTCGAGCGCCGGCGCGGTTGCGACGCATGGCGCAGCGTCTATCGCAATGGCGCCGGCTTCGGTTACAGGTACGGCCGCAAACGCCTTGCACGGCCTCGCATCGCTCGCTATGGCGTCGATGACGACAAGTAGTATTGGCTCAAACGCGATACATGCGAACGCGGCTATAACGCTCGGGGCCATGAGTATTGCCGGCGCCGCCTCGAATGCCTCTCACGCGACGGCAGCGTTCACGATGGGCGCGGTCACGGTTGCAGGGGTCGCGGCGAATCGCATACAAGCTGCCGGCGCGGTGAGCCTGGCGGGTATGACGATTAGCGGTCACGGTACAACCGGCGGCGGTCAAGTCGAAATCGTTATAGGCGACCTCGAACGCTTCGTCGTCGTATATTTGTCGACTGTATTTGCGGTCGCGGCAGAGGATCGGCGTTACAGCATTGCGGCAGAGGATCGCGCTTTCGCGATACCGGCCGAAGATAGAACTTTTGTCGTATAGGGGAAATCATGGCAACGACTGGCACATATTGGAACTTGGATAATCCTCTCAAGCCTTGGGGGCCGCTCGATCCCGATGACTTGAAGCATATTCCTTGGGATTTCTCCGACTTCCTCAACGGCGAATCGACGACATACGCCGATCACAATATCGAGGACAACGCCTTTCTTCAACTCGATACGGTCGGCGTATCCAATGGCGTCGTGCTTGTGGCCGTCTCGGTAAAGGATGGTGCGACCGTGGCGACTGGCACGAAATATCCGGCCACGGTTCAAGTTATCGCCGCTGACGGCCAAAAGCTATCGCAAACGCTGTATTTCAAAATCGGAGACCTGTAATCATGTCCCTCATCGTTGAAGATGGAACCGGCCTTCCTGACGCCGAAAGCTACGCGAGCGTGGCGCAATTCAAGGACTATCACCTTAAGCGCGGCAATACCGTTGCGTCAGACCTCGACGACGACGCTATCGAGCCGCTATTGCGCCAGGCGACCGACTTCCTCGTCGAAATGTATCGGCAAGTATGGCTCGGCGAAATTATCAAGCCGACGCAAGCGCTCGACTGGCCGCGCAATTTCGTTCCGATCCCTGGATATAACGACCATCATCGGCAGCATAATGTCGTGTACGGCTACGGCAATGTTTTCTACGGCCATCCGTTGCCGTCGTATATGCCAAACAACGCTGTACCGAAAGAGGTCATCAAGGCGTGCGTCATACTGGCCGACAAAGCTCGAAGCGGCCCTCTCGCGGCCGATCAAAAACGCTTGGTAGCGAAACAGGTTATTGGCCCCATTCAAACCGAATATGTTGCAGGCGCCCCGACGCTGACCGTCTATACTGAGATTCAACGCCTATTGACGCCGCTTATTGACAGCAGCGCAAACGGTTTCAATGTCAAATTGGAGCGCTGCTAATGTTCGACTACGTTCAAACCGCGCGCGATGCATTCGACACGCTCGCCGACGCCGGCGGCACGAATCCCGGTCTCATCATGTACACGAAAACCGGCGGCACTTACGACGAGAATGAGAACAAGCGCATACCTGAAACCGAGGTTCCGCGCCTTGGTCTTTGCGGTCTTGTTTTCGATTACAAACCGAGGGATTTCGGCACGGAGAAAGATTCGCGCATTCAGGCAGGCGACCGGCAATTATTGCTGGCCGTGCTCGATAAGACCGGCAAAGCCGTAGCCGAGCCTGCCTATGGAACCGTCATCCAAGACCGTGACGGCAAACGCTACCTTGTCGAATTGTGCAAGCCGCTATCGCCCGCCGGCGTGCCGGTTCTATTCGATATCCAGCTACGGAGGTCTTAACTATGGCCGGTCAATTCTCGCTCGACCTATCGAAGTTCATCACGAAAACGAAAGGGAATGGCCGCGCCGTCATTCGCAAAGTTGCGCTCGATATGGGTACGTCTATGGCGTTGAAAACTCCGGTCGGCGACCCTACGACATGGAAGCTACCCGACGCGGCGCCGGCGGGATATGTCGGCGGCCGTGCTCGCGGTTCCTGGCAATATGCGAAGGGCGCACCGGATACGACTGACCCCGGCACGATCGACAAGACCGGCGATGTATCTATAAACAGGATTGCGGCAGGCGTGGCTGCCGGTGACGAGTTGACGCAGCATTTCATTACGTCGTCGGTTCCATACATTCGAGCATTGGAGTATGAAGGCCACAGCAAGCAAGCGCCGGCGGGCATGGTGCGGGTAACGGTTGTTGAATTTAACGACTTTGTAGAAAACGCGGTCGGAGCGGTGACACGATGAGCAATTTAAAAATACGTAAGGCGATGCAAATTTATTTGCGCACGATGCCGGGGGTTCTTCCTCTCGCTCAAACCGTTTTTGAGGCTACCGACCCTGACGCAAAATTCGACGTGTCGAAAGCGCATCAAAAGCTTTTTCTGCTGCCGGCGGCGAATAAAGTCGTCGGGCTTAAAGGAACAACAAGCATATTTCGCGGAATTTTTCAAGTTAACTTATGCTATCCTAGCGGCAACGGTTCGGGGGATGCCGAGGCGATGGCCGACAAGATAGCCGCCTGGTTCGCTGCCAATACGATTATTGCAAGCGATGGCTTGAAAGTCAGAATCAAGGGGAAACCCTCGATAGGCGCGGCGCTGTCAGTTACGCCTTATGTAATACCCGTATCAATCACTTACGAATCAACTCAATAGGGGATTTCACCATGTCTTTGCAAGCTCGAATTACTCTCGCTGTCGCGGCAACGCTGGCCGCAGCGGGCGACCTGGCTACCGCGCAAGTTCCGCTCGACTTCACGAAGCAAACGCGGCTCACCGACGGCACCGGCGCCGGCCAGGCAAACAATATGTGGAGCGATACGCGCACCATCGCCGCCAGTTCGAACGAAACACTCGACCTGTCCGGCTCGCTGCAAAACTTGCTCGGCCATACGCTCGCCTTTACCAAGGTGAAAGCGATTGTCGTCGTCGCGCATGCCGACAACACGAACGACGTTCTCGTCGGCGGTGCGGCGTCGAATGGTTTCATTTCGCCTTTTGGCGACGCGACCGATATCGTCAAGGTGAAGCCGGGCGGCATGTTCGCCATCACCGCGCCCGACGTGAACGGTTTTGCTGTGACGGCCGCGACTGCCGATCAACTTAAGATCGCGAACAGCGGCGCCGGAACGGGCGTCACGTATGACATTCTGATTATCGGCGTCGAGTAATCGGCGGCGGTGACGGGATAAACCGAGCAATTATTTTCAACGAAAGGAAAGAGAAACATGAGCGGCGCAACTGAAGCTTTTACTTCGGCCGGCTCGCGCATCTTCATTGCGCTTGCTGCCCCTGCAACTTTCGACGCGGCCGGATACGCGGCTTTGTCATGGGTCGAAATCGGCGAGGTTACGGATATTCCCGAGTACGGGAAAGAATACCAACTCGTCAAATTCAACCCTCTCAAGGACAAGCGGACCCGCAAGAAAAAGGGTTCGTATGACGAGGGCGCCGTAACCCTCGGTATGGCGAAAGTCGCCGGCGATCCCGGCCATCAAGACTTGAATACAGCTGTGGATGACACCGACCCGGCGTCGTTCAAAGTCGTGTATCCAGACGGTACTATCGAGTATTTCCAAGCTCTCGTGATGTCGTATAAATCGAACATCGGCAGCGTGGACAATATCACGATGGCATCGGCGCAACTGGAAATCGACTCCGACGTCGTGCAAGTCTTGCCGTAATTTTTTTCGGCATGTTCGGGGGTCCGCGTCGGAGCGGCCCCCATTGATCTTAACCCCTAAACGAAAGAGGCAATTTGATGGATATCACTAAAAAAGGCGTTATCGCTTCGGCTTTCTGCCAATTCCGCAACCCGGCCAACAATATGCTCATGACCGACGACGACGGCAAAGCCGTGGGCGTGAATGTGTTCGGTCCCGGCTCGAAGGAATACCGCGCAGCTGAAGCCGCAGTCGCGACGAAAAACATCAAGGGCGGCAAAAAGTCGATCAACGGCGACACGATGCGCGAGAACCAAACCGATCTGCTCGCCGCTACGACAAGCGGGTTCGTCAACTTCGACTACAAGGGCGCGGACGGTTCCGAACTGAAAGACCGTCGCGCGTTCTATGACGATGTGGAAATGGCCGCGTTCCGCGAACAAGTCGTCGAGTTTCAATCCGACTACGGCAATTTTTTGCCGAATGCCTCGAACTCTTAACGCTTCACGTTAGGCATATGGCGTGGCTTCATGCCACGCCGTCTAAGGCTAAGGTATCGAGGCAAAAAGAATTTGAAGCTAAGGTAGAGCGGGGCGAAAGCGCCCCGTTTTTAGAGTTACCGAATATCGAGGGATTGAGCTACATAGTCGATTACCTCTTTGAAGTCGGCCCAATGACGGGGGAATCGTCGGTAACGTGGCAAGAGGTTCGAGCGTGGCGCGAAGAAACCGGCGTCACGCTTGACGACTTTGAAGTGACGAGCATCGTCGCACTATCGAAAGCTTACGCCGGCATGCTGTACGAGGCGCGAGACCCGATGACGCCGCCGCCACACGTTACAAGTATCGCATCGTTGAACGAGCAAAAAGCTAGGGCGGCAACGCGGTTGCGGCAAATCCTGGGTAGCATGAATTCGGCGACGGCAAAGCGCAATCGCGCCCGTCGCCAGGTAGAAAGGGACGGTAAAGAATCATGACGATGGACATCGCAACTCTTGGCATAAATATCGACGCGCGGCAAATCAAAGAGGGCGAAAAGGCCCTCGATTCTTTTCAACAGACCGGCGACCGCGCCGAACAGACGACCGACGCGCTATCGAAGGCAAACGACCGCCTCGCTCGCGCATTGAAAGCGGTTGTCGCCGCCCTAGCGGTTCAAGAAATCATCAAATATGCTGACGCGTGGGCGAACGTGACCGGGCGCCTCAAGCTCGTCAGCGACTCAACCTCGCAACTCACGAAAACGACCGCCGAGCTTTACGCGATGGCGCAACGCACGCGGGTAAGCCTCGAAGGCACCGTCGATTTATACGGCCGTATAAAGCGAACAACCGCTGATTTGAATGTCACCGATTCGCAGCGGTTGAAAGTTACCGAGGCCATCAACAAGGCGATGATTATTTCCGGCGCCTCGACACAATCGGCCGCAGCCGCGTTGCTGCAACTCGGTCAAGCCTTCGCCGCGAACCGTCTCGGCGGCCAGGAATTGAACTCTGTTCTCGAACAGGCGCCGCGCCTGGCCGAAGCTATCGCCGCCGGCATGGGGCGCACCGTGGGCGACTTGAAAACGCTCGGCGCGGCCGGAAAGCTCACCGCCGATCAAGTATTCGGCGCGATCCTAAATCAAGCGGGCAACCTCGACGAAGAATTTAAGCGCATGCCGACGACCATCGGCCAGGCGATGACGGTTCTCGAAAACTCGCTCATGCGGACAATTGGCGTATTCGATCAAACGAACCATCTATCGAGCGACTTCGCGCATATCCTCGTTTCCGTGGCCGACAATATCGGCTTACTCGTCGCCGCCGTCGCCGGCTTGACGACTGCAAGTTCGCTGCGATGGTTTATCAACGTGACGCAGGCTCTCTACGACAAAGCAGCCGCGTCGATGGCTGCAACGGCCGCCACGCAAGCGCAAGCCGCCGCCGAGGTCGAACGTACCGCCGCAGTTGTCGCCGCTACTGAAGCCGATATCGCAAGTGCTACCGCTACGCGTGCAACCGTCGTCGCCTTGCAGCAAGTCGCAGCGGCCGAATTGAAAGCCGCGAATGCGACTATTGCCACGGCGCGAACCACTATCGCAGCGGCCGAGGCCGCCGGCGCTCAATCGTTTGCTTTGCGAACTCTCGCGGTTGCAACGCTCGAACTCGAAGCCGCCGAGGCGAAACGGTCGGCGATCTTGGCAGAAATGGCAGTGCTCGGGCAAAAGATGGCCGCGACGAATGCAACGCTTGCGGCATCGACCGAAGCGCTCGCCGTAGCCGAAACTGCCGCCGCCGGCGCTACGACCGCAGCAGCGGCGGCCGGAAGCGTTTTGACGCGTGCGCTCGGCCTCATGGGCGGCCCGATAGGGATCATTACGACGTTGCTCGGGATCGGCGTTACCGCGTGGCTTGCATGGGGCAACAAAGCTGCCGAGGCCGAGACGAAGGCCGAACAAACGCTCGCTCAGAAAACCGAAGAAATCGTCGCTTCGCTCGACAAGCAAATCGACAAGCTGAAAGAGCGCAACCGTTTGATGAATATCGCCCCCGATGTGGCGAAGGGCGACTCGCCGGCGCAGCAGCAACAAGCCGCGATCCTGACGGAGATAAACCGCGTCAGCAAAGATACGTCGTTGAACGACGCGGCTCGCACTGAGATACTTCGCACGCTTGGCGCTCAATACGGCGTGCTGACGGAACGCCTGAAGTCGTACAACGAGCAACAAGCGGCATTGAACAAGAGTCTCAACGGCGATAAGCTGAAGCAATGGCTTGCGAATAATACGCAATATCTGAGCAAGTCGGAACAACTCGCTCAAGCGCTGGCCGACGCACACAAAGAGCTTGGCGACGCCTTCACGCCTGACATTCAAAAGCGCATCGAGAAGGCCTTCGCCGAGCAAGACAAAGACGCGAAGAAAATGGAAGAGGAATATAAAAACCTCATCAAGACAATTTCGGAAAAAACCGCTGTGCAGAAAGGCGAACTCGACGCTCATCAAGAGTTGACAGAGGGTCAGAAATACGCGCTCGGCGTACTCGATCAACTGCGCACCGGCACGCTTAAGCTATCCGAAGCGCAAGCGACACAACTCGGCGCCTCGCTTGAATCCTATCTCGCCGCTGAAAAGCTGGCGAAGGAACATGAACAGTCGATCAAAGACCATCAAACGATTATCGACCAAACCTATAAAGAAATTTCAGCGGCGAACGATCAAGTCGATGCGTTGCAAGAGCAAATTGATACCTACGGTATGGGCGCCGCCGCTATCGCTCGCTATAACCGTGTCAAGCTCGAAACGCAATTGATCGACGCGAAAGCCCGTGGCGATAGCGAGGAAGTCGCCAAGCTTCAAGCATTGATCGAGGCGAACAAGAAAGTCGAGGATTTGGCGAACAAGAAAGACGACCTCGACCGCCTATTCAATGTCGATAAGGTCGAGTCGTTCGGTAACGCTTTACGCGACGTGTTCGGCAGTGCGGGCGACGCACTCGGCACGCTTGTTAGCGCTCTCCAAGATTTCCAGCAAACGCAAGAGCAATACGAAAAGGATTCGGCCAAAGTCAAATTGAAATATACCGGCGACGAGACGCGAACGAAAATCGAACTCGCGAAGCTTGACAAAAAGAACGCACGCGATCAACTGAACTACTATGCACAAATCGCCGGCGCCAGCAAAAACTTTTTCAAAGAGCATACGGCCGCCTATAAAGTTATGGAAACCATCGAACGCGCCGCGCGTGCGCTCGAACTCGCCGAGACGTTGAGCAATATGGCCGCGAAGCTTTTCGCGACTAAAGCCGTCACTGCCGCGCAAGTCGAAGGCAACGCCGAGGCGGCCACGTCAGCCGCAGCAGCGAGCGCTACCGAGGTCGCAGGGGCAACGGCCGCAGCGCAAGCTAACGCCGTGGCGGCCGTTGCAAATCAAGGTAACGGCGATCCCTATAGCGCGTTCTTCCGTATTGCAGCGATGGCGGCGATTATGGCGGGTCTGGGCCTGGCGGTCGGCGGCGGGGGCGGTTCAGGCGCGGGCGTCAACGTGTCGAAACAACGCCAGGATGCGCAAGGCACCGGAAGCGTGCTCGGCGATGAAAACGCAAAGTCAGACTCGATAACGAAGTCGATGGAAATCCTCAAAAACAATTCAAACATCGCGCTTCAACAGTCGGCCGCGATGCTGAGTTCGTTGAGGTCTATCGACGCCGGCATTTCGGGTATGGCGAACCTCGTCGCGCGGACATCTGGCTTACGCGGCACGCCGCAGGATGAGCAAGCGGCCGGCGTGGGATCGTCGAAAGGCTTCCTCGGCTTCAATAGCTCGTCAACAACATTGCTCGATCAAGGCATACAATCGTTCGGTCAAACTATCGGCAACATTATTGCGAATGGTTTCGCGGGTAGCAAATACACGGAGACGCAAACTTCTAAGTCGTCGTTCTTCGGATTGAAACATTCCAACTCGACCAATACGACGACGGCGCCGCTCGATGCCGAGCTTGCCGACCAATTTCAATTGACGATAAAGAGCATCGCGGAGGGCGTGAAAACTGCTGCCTCGGCGTTCGGTATCGCCGGCGGTGACGTTATCTCGAAAATCAATGGCTTTACGGTCAGCCTCGGGCAAATCAGCCTCAAGGGATTGAGCGGCGACGATATCGAAAAACAACTCGAATCGGTTTTCAGCAAAGTGTCGGACGACTTAGCGAAGCAAATTATCCCCGGCCTAGACGACTTCCAGAAAGTAGGCGAAGGATATTTCGAGACCGCCGTTCGCGTGGCTAATGGAGTCGAGGAGGCGAACTATCAGCTTGAGCAATTCGGTATCACCGCCGTAAAGTTCGGCGACATCATCAACAAGCAAGGCGATGTCGCGGCCGAAATCGTTCGTCAGTCGATCCTATCGAAAGAGGGAACCGGACAATTCTATAACGTCCACACTGACGCCGTTACCGCGACCAAGACCGTCTATCCGCAAATCGCCGTGGGCCTTGGTCAGTTGACGCAAGCCGAACAAGCCGCTTACGCTGCCGCGCATAATCTCGGTACGACATACACCGAAGTTCTAGTCCCTGCTTCCGATAAGACCGTCGAGAAATTGACGGGCATCGGAACAATCATGCAAAACCTCAACGGCTCGGCCGAAGATTTAGCCAACACGTATGCGGAACTGCTGAAGATTCAAGATTCGTTTAAAGAAGCCGGCCTCGATACAAACGCGATAACCGCTTCGCTTATAACTGGCGCGAAAGATATCAGCGGTTTGCAATCGAGCCTTGATTCTTACTTCGGCAAATTCTTCACGACCGAAGAACAACTCGCGGCGAAAACTGACATCATGAGCGCAAAATTTAAAGCGCTCGGCCTCACTATGCCGACGACGCTTGAAGGCTTCCGCGACCTTGTGAACGCATTGCCGAAAGTAACAGACGAGGACCAAAAATTGCTTGGCAAAGTGTTGAGCCTGGCCGATGGCTTCGCCGATCTACACGACGCCTTGCCCGATCCGAAGCAAGTCGCGCAAGATAACCTCGATGCGCTGACAAAAACTGCCGACGCTGCGTTCGACATGCTTTCGAACTCGATAGGTAACGAGAAAAAGAAACTCGACTCAGCCTTAACCGCGACGATGGCGGGACTTGATGCGCAGATAAAGACAACGACCGACAGCGTAAACACGCTGAAGAAATTATCCGACTCGCTGCATTCCACGCTAAACAAGATGCAAGCGCCTGACTCGGCGGCAGTAACTCGCGCTATGGCTCAAGCGCAAATATTCGGCGCTGTGGCGATTGCGAAGGCCGGCGGCCCGTTGCCGGATGCGGATTCTATTTCGAATGCACTATCGGTTGTTTCGCAAGATGCGAGCGCATTGTTTGCGAATGAGGCCGACTATCGTCGCGATTTTTACACGACGGCGAACGCGGTAAATGACCTGGCCGGCATGACCGATAATCAGCTAAGCGACGCTCAAAAGATGCTCGACATGTTGAATTCGCAGAAAGACGCGGCGCAAGCGCAACACGACGCGCAGATAGCCGTTCTCGACGCGCAGCTAGATCAAGCCAAAGCGCAAAATGACGCGCTTCACGGAATTGATGACTCGATACTGAGCCTCGCTGACGCGACGGCACAATTCGCAGCGGCTACAGGTGCGGCAGCGGCGGCCAAAAAGGCGATAGATACCGCAAATGCGGCAAGCTCGGCAACGGGCGGCGCGTCGGCCGGATTTAAAAACGATGGTAGCTATATCATCGACAATCACAACGGATCGGCAACGTACTACACCGGCACCGGCGGCTCTCATACCGTCACCGATCCGAACGCATATAGCATGCTAGCTCAGACTTACCCGAACGCGGCGCATTACGCGAACGGCGGCGACCATGCAGGCGGTTGGAGATGGGTCGGCGAGCGTGGTAAGGAATTGGAATATACGGCGCCGTCGCACGTTGTTTCCAACTCGGATGCACGCGATATGCTCGACATGCGCAACACCGTGGCCGCAATCAAAGACATGCATCGCGACATGATTCGTATGAATATGCAAATCATCAAGCATTCGAGCGATACGGCCAACAACACCGACAAACAAGTTCGTTTGACGGTTTCTTCGGAGTCTTGATTATGTATATAGTCCCGCCTGTTGATATTACCGATGCGATGATTATCGCTTCGAGCTTGACTGAGAACGATACCGACGATGCGCCGTTATGGAACTCAGCGACGGCGTACACGGTCGGCCAGCGCGTAAGGCGCACGCAAACACATCGAGTTTACGAATGCGCTGTGGCGAATACAAACAAAGTTCCCGAATCGAATATCAGCGGCACGACGCCGGCATGGTTCGAAGTTCGTGCTACAAATATGTGGGCCGCGTTCGACGCCGTATCGGCCACGCAATCGACGAGCGCGAGCGGAACAATTAGCTACACGCTCGCGCCTGGTGAAATTGTCGATAGAGTCGTCTTGTTCAATATGGATGCGGTGACAGTCTCGCTCACGCAAAAAGACTCGGGCGGCAACGTCGTATTTTCGCAAACGGTTGACCTTCGGACGAAATATTCGAAAGGATGGTACGACTACTTTTTCAAGCCGATCATTCGCAAGCGCGATTACGTGTTCGAGGGCTTGCCGCCTTATAAAAATTCGACGTTTATACTCACATTCACGAAAAGCGGTGGGACGGTTGCAGTCGGCGATATCGTGCTCGGTCGCGAAATCGAAGTCGGCGAGTTGCTTTGGCAGCCTGAAGTGCGGATACAAGATTACTCGGGCAAGACAACAAACACTTTCGGAGTGACGACGTTTATTAAGCGCGATAACGCTCGCATAATGACGTGTCAAGTCCAAATCGAAAACGATTATTTCGACGAGCTTGTCCGATTGATGGCGCTTTATACATCCGTGCCGGTTGTATGGATCGGCGACGCTGACTATAGTTCTACTATGATATACGGAACATTTACCGATTTTCGCCCCGTGCTCGACTCGCCGGCGGGGTCTTTCGTCAACTTGCAAATTGAGGGGCTTATCTAATCATGACTGCGCAAATCACTACAATCATTCCGGCATTTAGCGAGGTTCCGACGCGTGACGATCCCGACAATTTCGACGACGAAGCCGATGCCTTTCTAGGCGAGTTACCCGCGCATCAAGTCGCGATGAACTCGTTCGGTTCGCAAGCGAATGCCCTCGCTGTGGAAGTCAACGCAAACGCCGTATCGGCCAATACGAACGCTCTCGCGGCGGCAGCAGCGGCCACGCAAGCGGCAGCGGTCGCCGGCGCCGGCTTGTTCAGCGCCTCGCATGCCTACGCTCAAGGCGAGGGCGCAATTTCTGCCGTCAACTTCCTGACGTATCGCCGTAAGACGGCCGGGACGTCGGCGACCGATCCTTCGGCGGATTCGGCGAATTGGGCGCTCGCCTTTTCGTTTATCGGCCAAGGCGGCGCGTCGATTACCGGAACGACAACCCTGCTCGCATCGAGCGCGGCAGCTATGTCTATCAACATGCCGAACCCCGGCGAATATATCGTCTTGCCGAATGCGACAACGCTTGTTACTGGCGCTTTGCTATTCAGCCTTAACAACATCGGTCTTTACGATGTCGGCGTTCGCGATAGTACCGGAACCACATTAGGATGGATTCGACCAGGCTCTAACGCGATCATCGGTCTTACATCGAACGCGACGGCCGCCGGCACATGGAATATTTCGAATCTCGAAAAAACCGGCATTACTGCGCAATTCATGCGCCCGACGCTTACGAACTCTAGTTCGGCGATGAAAGTCGTAAACATCGATGCGGATCGCGATGCGATTTTCTTCGGCGGTACGTCGCTGTACGTCGCTATTTACAACAAGACTACGCGTACATGGTCGAATAGCGCGACTCTCATTCGTTCGTCTATAAATTCGAGCACATGGGATGCTTGCCTATCTGCCGCTAATCAATTGCTTGTCGTGTCTTGCGATTCGACGACAGGCGTTCAAGCTGTAACGCTAACACTTAGCGGAACGAGTGTGACCGTCAATACTGCGACGACTCCGACCGCCGCCGGCGGCAATGTTCAAGCCGCTACGATGAAAGTTATCGCGGTCGGCGCTTCGTTCGCAATGATTTATAGCCGCGCTACGAATACGCAATGCATACGCGGAATTTCGATTAGCGGCACCACACCGACGGTTTCAGGCGAAACGAATTTGACAACGGGGTCAGCTTCAATTACATGGATGATGTTCGCCACGGGTAGCGCGGTTTTGGTCGTCTCGGCTACCTCAACGACTTTGCAGGTATCGCCTTTCACGATAGCGGGTAGTACAGTCACGGCGGGAACGACTACAACAGCTACGACAACAACAAATAGTTTTAAAGCCATCGCGTTACCTTCGGGTCGTTGGGCGGTTGTATATCAAAACTCCGCCGTGAAGGTCGGCATCATAAGCTATAACTCAGGAACAAATACCGCGACAATAAGCACGGTAACGGCATCGAGCACTATTAACGGCACTTCCGCTACATGGGAGCTTGCCGCCGGCGTGGCCGGAACTGTCTTAGTCTTTGCGCATGGCGGCAATCAAGTAGGGACATGCAATATTGTCACCGACACCGCAGGAACCGCGAGCGCCGGGACCGAAGTCACATTTTCATCGTCGAGCAATTTTAGCGGTTGCGCTTTCATTTCGAAAACCGCCGCAAATGGCGCTTCGTGCGTTTTCCCGTACAACGGCGCGATGCAAATCGTCACTTTCGACGTTAGCGGTTCTAGCCCGGTATTGGCGTCTATCACGGGCAAAACATCAAGCGCTTTGCCGCCTGCCGGTCGTAATTCCCCTGACAATTCAATGACAGGCGCAACCGTACTCATAAACGATACGTTGCGTACAATAACAGCATCGGATTCAACGTCATTCAATGCATCATATACGGCCGCCGGTCCGACACTGTTCAGGCCATTGAATTTCAATGTAACGGGAACTAGCAGCGCCGCCGGCGTGGCGGCCAATGAAGCATGGGTCGGCAATACCTATGCTAGTTCGACAGGTTTCGGAGTTAACAAAGTGGAGGCGGCAGCATGAAAGTTATTCTTATAACAGGCGGCGAACTAATCGGCCCCTTTCTCGAAGTCGTACAGAACGACGAGCGCAACTGTATCGAGGCCGGCGGCGTCGAATACCCGCTCGAATTGGCCGAAGTCTTGACGTTTAACGATAGCGACCTGGCCGGCCTCGACCTCTCGCGCTATCAGTGGAACGGCCAATTTTTGGAGCCGAAGCCGGTCACGCCGCCGACCGAGGAAGAAATCGCCGCGCAGCTATCGAATTACGACGGCTTGATTCAAAAGCATGTCGATGCAGTTGCGCGGGGGTTCGGCTACGGCGATCCGAACAATCCGAACATTTCGCCAATTGATCGCGCGTGCTCTTACGCCGACGAGCCTAGCATTCCACGCTATCAAGCCGAAGGGCGTTTGTTGCGAGCCTGGCGTTCGGCCGTATGGGCGGCAGCGTACAACATGCTCAATGCGGTGAAGAATGGGCAGATGGCCGTGCCGACCGATGAGGCGATTATCGAAGCGCTGCCGACGGCGCCGACTGAAGAACAGGTCGCCGCGCTCATGGCGCAATTGACCGCAACAGCATAGAAAAGTCAACCTGTCAACATTACAATTTGTTGCATTTAGTTAATTCAAGGTAGAATACCCGCCGACTCTACCTTGAATTTAACCCGCCAGGCGGCCGAGACTTTGAGGGGAATCAAATGCTATTCGATTCGACATCTAAGGGGTTCAAATTGATAGACCAATCTCAAACGGCAGCGGGTATAGCGGCCACGTCCACGCCTGGCTTGCTCTATCTCGCCTGGCATTACTTCACATCGATCCCCATTGAAAAATGGGTCTCTATCGCGACGTTTATTTTCGTTACGTTGCAAATTATCTTCCTACTCGCCGACCGCATCAAAAAGCGCAAGGCGCATCGAAAGGCCCGCGCATGATTACCGAATCGCTCATTAAGGCCGTGATGCCGGCCGCCACGCCTGCGAATATCGCGCTCTACTGCGCACCGCTCGCCGCAGCCGCCGACGAATTCAGCATCCACACATCGGCCCGCGTGGCCGTTTTTCTTGCCGAAGTCGCAGTCGAATCGAACGAACTCGCGGCGGTTGAAGAAAACCTCATGTACACGGCCCAAGGCCTGGCTAATACCTGGCCGAAGCATTACGCGGCGAGCCTGGTAAAAGACGGCAAAGGCAATTACCCGCCGAATCAACTCGCGAAGCAGTTGCACCGCCGGCCGGAAGCCATCGCCAATAACATTTATGCGAACCGCCTCGGCAATCGCGATGAAGCGAGCGGCGACGGCTGGAAGCATCGAGGCGCCGGCCTCATTCAAGCAACCGGCGCCGAAAATCAACTCAAGATCGCCGCGCACTTCAATATCGACCCCGAGCATATCGGCGACTGGCTGAGAACCCCCGAGGGTGCCGCGCGGTCGGCCGCCTGGTTCTTCGCGACACATGGCTGCATTGAAGCGGCCGACAAGGGCGACATCGACACGGCGTCGCGCGATGTCAACGGAGGCGACATTGGTTTAAAGCGGCGCCGCGCGTACTTTGCGACCGCGTGCGCGGCGCTTCACTTGGAAAGGTTCGCATGATGGAAACGAATGACAAAGCAAAGCTCGTTATCGCGGTTCTCTGTATGACCGCTTGGCTCATTCTTATCTGCATGGGTAAGACTGAGGTCGCGCCATTCGTCGGGGCGTTGCGCGACATCCTTTTCGGCCTCGGCGTTTATCACTCGGTCAAAAGCCGAAAGGGGGATTCATGAAAAAGTATTTCGCCGCGTTCTTTTTCGCGGTCGTTCTATGCGGATGCGCGACGCCGGTAACTCAACCGCGTTCATTCGCTGATAGCCTGGCGTATTCGTATGCTGCCGTGACTTCATATCGCCTGGCAGCGGCCGACGCGCTGACCAATGGCGTTATTACGGTCGAACAGGCGCAGCATGCCCAAGCTGTGGCCGACGAGGCTCGAACGCTACTCGACGCCGCCAAAGCCGCGCACGATGTTGGTAACGACGCCGGCGGGCAAATGACACTCGCTCAAGCGACGGCCGCGCTCGTGACGCTGCAAGGCTTGCTCGATGCGAAAATTGAAGGGGGTGCGAAATGAGCCTTATCGCAATTGCGGCCGGCGTTGACAAGCTCGTCACCATAACGGCCACGCTGAACCATCTCGCCGCCGGCGCGGCGATGATTTCGTCGATGATACAGAAAGCGCAAGCCGAGGGGCGAAGCGAGTTCACCGCCGACGAATGGGCGACGATCCAAGGCGCCGACACGGCCGCGCGCGACGTGCTGGCTGACGCTATCGTCAACGCATTGAAGAAAGGGGCGGCGAATGGGTAAGTTCCTATCTCGGCTCATTCTCGAAGCCGGCCCCGTGGATGGCGGCGAATGGCAATTGATGGCGCCGCTCGTCTATCAGTCGGATATCTACAAGCCCGTTATCGTCGTACCGGAGGGCTTTGAAACCGACCTCGCCAGCGTGCCGCGCCTGCCGGTCGTCTACATGCTCACCGGCGGTACGAGCAACGAAGCCGCCGTCGTGCATGACTACCTGTATTCGACGGGCCTTACGGATCGCAAAACGGCCGATGCGATCTTACGAGAGGCATCGGCCGCTACAGGTGTTCCCGCGTGGCGTCGCGGTTTGATGTGGGCCGGCGTTCGCCTGTTCGGCGGATCGCATTACACGCCGGCCACGGTATCACAATCCCCGGCGTCGTAACGCCTCATCAATCCTGTCCAAAGCCTGCCGTTCCTCGTCGTTCAATTCGAGGTCGGCAGGCAGCGGAGCCGCGATATCATTTTCCGGCATATCCCAAAGTTCCTTGTCAGCCTTTTGATACGCCATGTATTTGACGAGGATCGTCGCCCAATCGATATTGACGTTAGTCAGGTTGACCGCCCCGCCAGGATAGGCGATATATGCTTCGCCGTTGACTATGCCGACTCCGCCAGGTTGACCGCTCGATAGAGCCTGCGCGGCTAAGTCTCGACGTATGCGCTCTTGTATTAATGTCGAGTCGATTTCGGTATTCTTGGCGGCGGTTGCGGCTACGCGCTCGGAGGCGAAAGGAGTCGTCGGAATTGGCGAACCGGGCGAGCCTGGAAATCCATAGGCATTGTTGCGCGTGGCCTTGTCAGCCTGGCGCATTTCTTCGGCGGCCTTGATAAGTCTGTCTCGCATTTCCCGAGCCTCTTGTTCGGTCGGTTGAGGATGTGACGATATTGCTGCCGACAATGTGTCGCGCATCGCTTGTATTTGCTCGTCTTGTTTTTCTTCCGGCATGTCTAATTTCCTCACAAGGTTAGTTACGCGCCGCTCGGGGATCGCGCGGCGGTCAATCGTTTTACGGCACGGCGGCCGGTCGGGGTCGTTCACGTCCCATTGCAGCCCACACCGCCCGCAATGCATCTCATCGCCTACCCGTTTAGCATCGCACGACATATGCCCTCCAATTGCTCAAAGACGACCGGACCCCATGTAACGAGGTCGCGCAACGAATACGCGATAAGGCCCACGCACACCGCATAGGCGATGGCGACTTTCCAGTAATAACGCATATCGTCGGGCGAGTAGATGTCGCCGGCGCCCGCGCCGAAGGCGTCACGCATCGAGCGCGGCACCTTGACATACTCACCGTCTATCTTGTCGCGGCTCGGCGGCGGGCTAGGCGTGTGGCGGCCATAGTTCGACACTGGCAATCCGTCGAGGAGGTCGCCAAGCGCTAATTCATGCAATCGAGCCTCGATAACCGGCTCGCGCCCATCGCACCATCTGCGCATAGAGTCGATGGTTTGCAATTCTTTCGCTAATTCGCGGTATTCGCGAGTGCGACCGCGCCGCTCGAATGACGCCGGTGTGAAGAATTGTTTAAGCCTTTGAAACTTTCCCATTAGCCGCCCCTTTCTTGCCATCCTTGAATGCTCGATAGTCGGCATTTTGCGAAATGGCGCCTTGAGTGATGCCGCATTTCTCGGCCGCCTCTTTCGCAGTTTTGCCGCCTTCGATAATCATTTTTAATGCCCGTTTCATTTCCCGCGATATTTTCGCGCCCATGCGTAACCCCTAATCGAAAGTAAATCCCTTGAGCCTGGCGACTGTTACCGCATCGCTCTTGCTCGCCGTAGTGCAAATAACCTCGCCGTCCTCGAAGCGTTTCGCAACGAAGTTCAAGCCCGAAAGGTCTCGCCCGATATACGCGCGTTTGCATTCCACGGGTACGGCGGGACGAGGCTTTCGAGTCTGTTTATGGCGAGCGGTCGTTACCATGATTGCACCTTTTCAGAGGTTACACCGCAATCATAGTTTAATTTTTAAAGTGACGCAAGCGTCATTATTACGGAATCGCAACAGGTACACCGGCGTTTTTCAGTAGCGAATACGCCTCGCAGATATAGCGCTGATAGTCGATGTCGGCCGGTAACTCGTCGGGTAGCTCCATGCACGGCTTTGCGCCTTGCGTTTTCGGGACGAGATTGCCGCTTTTAGCCGAACGGATCGCGCCAGGCATGCCGGCGCCGTAATACCATCGCACGACCCGGCCTAGATATTCTTTCCGCACCGGGTCGCGCTCGCGTAACTCAGAAAACGCGATCTTATGCGCCTCTTTGATCGCCAGCGGGCCGCGAGTATTGCCGATGCGGTCGAAAACTTTCGGCTCGACTTCGACCCATCCGGTAAGCGCTAATTGCTGCCGCATGCCGCCGAGTGTGGTCGCCGCTTCGACAGGCTCGCCGTAATACTTAACGCCGCCGTCGCGCACATTCCATACATACACGAACTTGCGAATATCGCGACATGCTCTAATTGTTTGTTCGATAGGTACGAAGTCGCGTAAGAAAGCGATTATCGCTTCGACGCAAATAAATCCCGTGGGCGAGGGCCACGAGCTTGCGACCGGCTTCGCCTCGGCGAAATCCCCTTTCAGTTTGGCTTTCGGCTTCGGGTCTTTTTCGGTCGGCGTCTTGAACGCAACATACGAATTCACGCTGTAAAAATAGATTGCGTCGTATTTGACCGCCTCGGTTTTGAGGTCGGTTTCGCGCTGCCATTGCTCGATAATTTGATCGCGCATCGCGAGCAAGTGGCGCGGACATTTAACGACGATGCCATCGGTATTTGCTGAGACGACCGATATACCGGCCAACTCCAAACGCTCGATAAGCATCAATATAGTTAGCTGGCCGCTAATCGTCGTTTGAATGCCAAGCTTCGGCGCCGACAAGATACCGAACCGTGAAAGCAGTTTGCCGAAAGTCCCGTTTAGAACAATCTTAAGGCTATCGGAACGCGGGTCTTTGATCGCTTTGTATTTAAACCGCTTATCGAAAATGTTTATATAAATCTCGCGCCACTTCGGTCCGCATTGGACGGGATAAAGGCCGGTGTTGATGATAAATTTCGGGTAATACGACTCGACGTCAATATCGACAAGTTCATTATCAGCATCGGTGAAATGCGCTATGCAGCTTTCTTGCGAATGCAAGCCGCCGAGGCCGACAGAGTAGACGGAATTGCCGATTCGTATATTTGCCGCCGGCGTCTTTTTATGATCGAGTTCGACAGGTAATTCAACCGCACTCGGGCCGAGTATGAATCGCGCATTGCGTACCGTATGCAGTAGCGTTTGCAATACTGGCGTTTGAAAGTTGACGTATGTCGGTGGCTCATAATTGAACCATGATCCGACAACCCATTCGGGTTGTTCGACATGAAAACCGAGTTCTTTTTTAAAGACCGCCTCGGCAATTTGCGCGTCAGACTTCGACCGTAGATCGACGCCGTATTCGGCCGACATTTCCTCGCGCAGTTTTATTTGCGTGGCAAACAAATTCAAAGCGTCGATATTGCCTTCGAGGTCATTTCCGCAATAGGTGCGCATCGTCGGCCGCATTTCAGGCGCAATACTCGCATCGGGCGGGATCGGTAGTTCTTGGATGCGCTTCGAATGCATCTTCGCCATATACATTTTCAAGCCGTTATCGCCTGGCATGACCTCGATCAAGTCAATATGATCGATATAGGCGGGCGCAAAAACTTTATATTCTCGCTCGACGTTCCAACTTTTTAGACCCCGTGTAATGATTTGATCGGATAGCCATTTCAAGGCGAGATTATCCCATCCCATCAATGCGGCCGACATCATAGGAATATCATAATGATTGCCGTAAAAGGTAACAATATTCCAATCGCGCAAAGCCTTTTCGAGTGCAGCCACGTCGAGCGGCTTACCGGGATACATTTCCAGTTCTAACAGCATGCGCCGCGTATAAGCGCATTTGAACGAGGCTAGCCAATAATCTTTATAACACTCGGTATCACACGCCACGCGGGGCCGTGGGATCGTGCGGATTAATTGACCTGGGGCGGGCGCTACGATAGCCGGCGGCGCAGCCAGGTGCGCAAGATGAGGCGGGGGCGGCGGAATGGTAATCATAGGTTAGAAAGTAGGCGTCTCGGCCATTTCGTCATAGATTTGTGTCGCGCGTTTGTGATGCGCCGTTATCAAGCTCGTATCCCCATCGCGAAAGGTAATTACGCCTTTTACGATGGGGATAAATAGCTCAAGCGCGGCCAGGTATTGCGCGGCTCGCCAGGTATCGCCATTGGTAGGAATGATATTCATGAATGAAAATGCCCGCACTAGGCGGGCATCCTTTCGTTACTGTTGAGTTATACCCATTGCGCCACGCCGGCGCCGACCAACTGTTCGTCGCTCCAATTCGACGCTTTGTAGGCCTCGTATGTACCCTGCGCCGTGGCCGTCATGACGAGGCGGCGAGCGGGGGCGGCCGCTGCTGCGCCAGGGGGCGGAGGCATACCGCCGGGACCGTTCGCAAACCCGACATTAGGCGTCACCGGGGCGACAGGCGCAATCTGCGCAGCGGGGGCCGATCCGGCCGGCGCAGAAAAACCCGGCGGCAGCGGCGCGGCGCCTGGCGCCATCGGAGTAACCGCAGCCACGGTGGCGGGCCGCGTGGCATATCCGGCCGCAATGATTTGGTCATCGGTCCACTGCTGCGCCCGCAACGCTTCGAGCGTATAAGGCGAATTCGGATTCATGACGATAGACGCGGGCGGAGCAACCGCAGCGGCGCCAGGCGGGGCAACGACGGCCATACCGGCACCTGGCGGAGTCGGCACGAGCGGCGCCATACCGGCACCTGGCGGAGTCGGCATATTGCCGGCAGGCGGAGCGGCAACCGAATTCGTATTGAACGCGCCGGCGGGCGGAGCAAGCGAAGCGCCAGCGGGCAACGGAGCGAGACCGAAGCCCGCGCTTGCCACGTCGGGACCGCTGACGATTTCGTCACCGTAGCCGGCGAAACAAACCATGCGCGGATTTAAATGTATGCCGGGGGTATCGCGAGACTCGTTGCTCTTGGCCGCGACATTGACTTGCACGTAATAGCCGTTTTTAATCGCGCCTTCGATTTGAAACGGGTCGAATTGGTCTCGCGTGCCGTCGCGCAATTTGTAAATGCCCGGCGCATAGGACGATGAAAATTTCAAAATCCAATGACCGGCGAACCCGGTTTGGTCGCATGGGCGCTTGTTGTTTTTATTCGGCTTCGTGTCGTCGCCGTCGATAATCTTCCACGCGAAAGTAGGGTGCGAGGCGTGGTTCGGAAATGCAGTGTGACCAAGTTGCCAAAGCACGCGCCCCCATTCGGTATTGCCCCAATGCTCACCGGGCGCCCCTTTCGCAATAGCCAAGCCGAAGCCATACTCGACGCGGGGCTTGCCGGCGTTCGGGCCGTTCTTCACGACGAGCGGCTTGCCCGTCGAGTCTTTTTCGCGCGGTTTGTAAAGTGAGCCGTAGACGAGACGACCGACGGGGGTTGTAAAAATAACGTCGTTACCTGCCATGATTTATTGCCTTTCCTGAAGTTGAAATAACGTTCTAGTTATTCCGGTTTAAAGAAAACTTTCGCCGCACGCGAACCGGAATCGCGAACGAGTTTTAACGATGAGTTACGTCGCGCCATCGACTCGACAACCTCGCGCGGCACGCCGGCATCAATGGCTTGCGTGGGCGTCAATATCTCATTCTTGCGAATATTGACGCCGAGTAGTTCCGCCGACGTTGCGGCCTGGTCGGCCGGTGCCGTCCAAACGAGTTTGCCGGGTACGCTTTCAACCGCATAGCCTGGCACGCGCTCACCCTTGCGGGTCGCCCTGGTGAATGCTTCCTCTTCCAAGCCCGAGATACGCGCTTTAAGTCGCTCGGCCGCCGTTTGAAGCATCGACAGTTCAAGACCGAGCGCCGCCGGCGGTAAGTCGTGAGGCACGGAATCGTAAGACTTGTCGGCCGCGCGATACCCTTCGCGTTGCAGTGCTGTACAAACGTGACGACCGGGGCAGTTCTCGCACTCTTTGTTCACGGTCGCCGGCGGATTCGGCTGCGTGGCGAGCGCCGCAGCATTCGCGAGTCGGTTGATATGGCCGCGTAAGTCGGAAGCAAGGATAGACCAGCGTCGAATAGGCCCGCTTACGTCGTAATTACGCGGTTGAATAACCGTTATGTCGATCCAAATATGTTGATCTTGAATGCCGTTCACTTCCATCAATTCGAGAATAGCCGCCGCGTAGTTAATGCATTGCCAGTTCTCAAACGCATCGACGAAGCCATGTCCGAATTTATAGTCGTAGACTTTGATCCGGCCGCCTTGCTGCCAGTAAAACCATGTATCAGGCGTGCCGTCGTTATAGGGGCTTATCGTCTTGTGTGCGCTGACATGACGTTCGATAAACAGCGCCGAACGGTCGAGGCCACACGCGAGTAAGTCGCTATCAATGGTACGAACGTACATATCGCCGCCTTGCATCATTTCTTCGGTGACGAAATAGAGATTCGGCGTCATTGCACCGACGCTGACAGGTTGATTGTAGAAGCGCTGCACAAAGACCCAATGCGCGGCCGTGCCTTCGATTGATGCGGGCTTATCGTCTTGAGGGTAAGCGGCGTTCATCATCGGCCAGGCCGCGCATGCGATCCATGCGGCGGCGCCGCTCGGGGGTAGGAAAGCATGCGCGGCCATGGATCAACCCCGCATCAAAAGAATGCTATTGAGGTAGCCGACGAATTGCGGCAAGAGATCGGGGCGGCCTGCCAGCACGGGCAATTGCGCGAGGCCGAACGTCGCGCACGCGCCGGCGAGGTCGTCTTGTGTCAGCTTGCCGGCGTTGACTTGCGTCGTCACCTGGCCGACGAGTTCGACGAATGTTTGCGCCGTGATGCTATTCGTCCCGCTCGCCGGCGAGGATGCAGGGGCGGCAATAGCCGGGCTTGCGGCGGCCGACGCAGAGGGGGAAGCAGCGGGTAATGTGAGGCTCGAAGATGCGGCCGGCGTATGGGTCGGGGGCGGCGGCAGGGTAGATTGTGATACTTGCGGGGCGGCCGGCGTCGCAGGCGGCGCTATTCCCGCCGATTGACCGTTTCCCAATGATGCCCGTAACTGAGCCTCGACACGTTGCTTTTTTGTCGCGTCATCGACGTTTTTCTTGTACTTCCATCGACCATCGGCATTTTTCGTTTTCGTGCTGGCGTGGATATCAGCGCTCCAAGGAAACCCGGCCGAATCGAGTTCAATCGTACCAGATGACGCCGGGGCAAGGGCCGTACCGTGTGCAGGGGCCGCAGCAACGGCCGCGCCGTTCGCAATCGGACTTTGACCGTTTCCCAATACCGAGCCGGCGAATGCCTGTTGCGCTGCGCCCGTATCGACGACGGCCACGCCTGCAAATGCCTGTTGCGCATCGTCTGCGCCGAGGCCGGCACCGGGGTTATCTTCGGCGGCAAGCGGGGGTTGCGGAGCAGCGGCATAACCGGGGAAATTGGACTTGATCGCGGCGGCCTGGCGAACAAGAGCGATGATTTTTTCGAGGGATTCGGGGGAAAGACTCGCGGGGTCGTTGATCGTTATCGAAAGGGACATAATTTCTCCAAGAGGGTTATTTGATTTCCGTCAAAAACATTTGACGCGAAGCAAGCATAACGGCAAAATGACGCATCCGTCAATATCACTACAAAATTTTTATGCCTGTCCTTCGCCCCTTTCAAGCAAAGTCGGAACAAGACATCTATAACGCATGGAACGATAGGAATAAAGTCGTCGGCCTGGTATCGCCGACCGGCTCGGGGAAAACGACTGTCTTTACCAAAATACTCAACGACTATTCAGGCGTGCGATGCGCAATCGCTCATCGTCAAGAGCTTGTGTCGCAAATGTCGATAGCTCTCGGCCGCAACGGCGTGCGTCATAACATCATCGCCCCAGACAAGGTTCGGCGAATGATCGTGTCGATGCAAATTCTCGAACTCGGCACAAGCTATTACGACCGCAATTCAAAGTTGCATGTCGCCGGCGTGGATACCTTTAATTTGCTGGATGACGCGCCTTGGATGAAGCAATGCGGCCTGGTCGTACCCGACGAAGCGCATCACGTTTTACGCGAAAACAAATGGGGTCAAGCGGTTATCCGACTGCCGAATGCGTACGGACTATTCCCCTCGGCGACATTCTGCCGCGCTGACGGTAAAGGCCTTGGCCGCCACGCCGACGGCTTCGTCGATACGCTCGTTTTCGCGCCGTACATGCGCGAAGTTATCAACATGGGGTATTTGACCGATTACCGGATCGTTTGCGCCGAATCCGATATCGTCATGACTGACGATGACATAAGCTCGACGACGGGCGATTTCAACATGCACAAGCTGCGCGAGAAACATAAGAACTCGCGTCATATCGTCGGCGATGTCGTCAAGGCTTATTTGCAATTCGCAAAAGGCATGACCGGCATAACATTTGCGGTCGATATTGAGGAAGCCGCCAAGATAGCGCAAGCATTCCGTGCCGCCGGCGTACCGGCCGAGGTCGTGAGCGGCAAGACGCCTGACGACTTGCGCACCGCCATTTTGCAGCGGTTGAAAAATAAAGAAATTTTACAGGTCGTCAACGTCGATCTATTCGGCGAGGGTGTCGATGTCCCCGCGATTCAGGTCGTAAGTTTCGCTCGCCATACAATGTCGTTTTCACTCTATGCGCAACAGTTCGGAAGGGCGCTTAGGCTTTTGATCGATGGCAGCTACATGAGACTCGTCGGCGGCGTTCCGTACTATGACACGCTGACGAATGAACAGCGTCGCGCGATTATTGCGCAAAGCGCGAAGCCGAAAGCGCTTATCATCGACCATGTAGGCAATGTCTTGCGTCACCTGGGGCCGCCCGACGCCGAGCAAAATAATCTGCGTCAGACGCTTGACCGTCGCGAACGACGCGGCGGCAAAAAGTCTGACGCAATCCCGTGGCGCTATTGCCTCTCTGAGCAATGCTTGCAGCCTTACGAGCGCATCTATAAATGCTGCCCCTATTGCGGCACCTATCCCCCGATCCCGGCGCGTAACGATCCGGTTTATGTCGATGGCGACATGACGGAACTCGACGAAGATTTTTTGCGCATGATGCGCGGAGAAATCGCCAAAAAGCAAAATTTTTGCGCGATACCCGCGAACGCGACGCCAGAAATCGAAGGGCGCTTACGTCGGGTTCATTGGGAAAAGCAGCAGGTACACGCGCAACTGAGGAACGCCGTCGATTGGTGGGCCGGTCTACAGAACGCACAAGGCCGCAACGACTCGCAAGCTTATCGGCTTTTCTTTCATAAATTCGGCATCGACACGTTAAGCATGCAGTTGCTCGACAAAGCCGAAGCAACCGAACTCTATTCTCGCGTGGCCGGCGAACTGGCAAAGTATGGTATCGACGCCACGCAAAATGCAGCAATGGCTTTAACTCAACACTGAAAGGAAATTATGTCGCTCACACCTGAAAATATCGTCGTGCCGTATGACGAATTCACCGCAATATTCGACAACAAAAAGCGTTTCGTTAGCCTGGTGCCGTCGATACACGTTGTTCCCGGCCAGGTGCTGTCTATCTTATCGCCTACGCATACGTCTTGCTTACGTAAGGTTACGTTTATTGAGGTTAAATTCGGGGAACGTCTTTGCTCTATCGCGCCTTTATCGAAGGCAGAGAAAGCCGAATTGAAAGGCGAGACGAATGATTAACCTCGGACGAACTGAGAAAGAGCGCGGCACGCCGACAATGCATCGCGTCGCACGAGCCGCCGGCGGCTTCTTACATCATGCAGTTCCGTTTGGTGAAACGAAATCACTTTGCGGTCATGAACCTAATGACAATCCGCGCTCAACAATGACGCGGGCGTGCTGGAATATTCTGCGCGTCGGGCATCTTGTCACATGCCGCAAATGCCAGGCTGAAGAAAAAGCGCTATTACTCAAGGGTTTGAATAATGAAAAATAAAGACAATGAAAGCTCGCGCGATGTATTACTTAAAAAAGCGCGGCTATTGGCGAAAGAATTGAACAAAGTTCACGTCGAATTAGCGCGAGACCATAACGTGACCGTTGATTATGACCTCTACACGGCAATTACCGGGCCGGGTGGCGCTCAAGCGCCGAGGTTTGAAATGCGCTACACAATCGTAAAGGTCGAAAAGCTATGAATCTTCAAGCATGGGTCATGAGGAATTGCCGCAATCCGGCTCAAGCGCTTGCCGAACTCGAAGCGGAACTCGGGGTATTAGGCGGGCATTTCATGGGTCCGAAAGAAGGCGTATCGGAGTCCGCGGTTCAGGCAGCGGTACGCCTTGAAGCCGCGAAAAAGGGTATGCGCCTCTTTAGGAACAACGTCGGCGCTCTGAAGGATGAGCGCGGCGTGCCTGTTCGCTTCGGCCTGGCGAACGACACAAAAGAGCTTAACGAAATCATCAAGTCGAGCGACCTTATCGGATGGAAAACGAAAATTATTTCGCCCGATATGGTCGGCCAGAAAATCGCGCAATTTCTCTGCCGCGAAGTGAAGGAATATAGTTGGACTTACACTGGCACGCCGCGCGAGGTCGCCCAATTGCGATGGATAACGATGGTCAATGAAGCCGGCGGCGATGCTGCGTTTGCCACGGGGGCGGGTACGCTGTGAGCGATAACGACGAAGCCTTCGAGACTGTAGACGGCCGCGACCAAGCGGCTTATCGCGCTCGCTGCGTTCATCATGCGCGGCTATGGGTCAATGGTCATTCCAAGCATAACGAGATAGATGACGAGTGCATATTCGATTTCTCATGCTGCGAGCCTGCCCAATTTACGCGCAATCGCTCTCATCGCGTCTCGATCTATAACGAATGGGCCGAACGGCTCGGCCTCGAAAAATATTTCGACGATTAGTCATTGACGGCCGCGTCAGTTGAACCTTACTATACGAAAACTTTTTAACTTAAATCAATACGCAAAATCATGACCGCTAAACTAGACCCGAAAGAACGCCAGCAGCAAATTCTTGACGCCGCTGTCAGTGAGGCCGCCCGCGTGGGCTTCACGAACATTCAACGCGCCGATATCGCGGCAAAGTTGGAAATATCGACGGGTCTCATCAATCGCTATTTCTCGACGATGACCGTTCTCAAGCGCGACGTTATGCGCTCGGCCGTAGTGCGCCTGAAGAAAGACGCGACCGATAAAGACGCGCTCGCCGTACTCGCTCAAGGCGTCGTGTTGAAAGATCGCCAGGCGTTGAAGGCGCCCGAGAATCTTCGCAATGCCGCGCTCAAGATGGCCGCTTGATAAGGGGCCGACATGCACGCTTTACCGGCCGCCCTCGCGCCGCTCGCGGCGTATCGGCAATTTATCGTCTATATCGTGATTCCGCACGAGACGAAACCCGGCAAGACAAACAAGTTCCCCATCGACTTTAGAACGGGCCTTGTGACTGCCAAAGGCAGCGGCGCAACCGATCCGGCCATATGGACCGATGCACAAACCGCGATAGCCGTAGCCGCGCAACTCAACACACAAGGCGGCCCCTACCCTTACGGGGTCGGCTTCGTGTTCACGCTTAACGATCCGTTCTTTTTCCTCGACATCGACGGCGCTCACGATGGCAACGACTGGTCGCAACTTGCAAAAGACCTATGCGCCGCGTTCCCTGGTGCCGCAATAGAAGTCTCGCATTCAGGTCGTGGGCTTCACATCTTCGGCGCCGCGCAGCATGTTCCGCCACACAAGACGAAGAACGCTCAATTCGGCCTTGAGTTCTACCATGCGAATCGTTTCGTCGCATTGACGGGAACGAATGCCGTCGGCAATGCGTCGCTCGACTTCACGCATATTTTGCCGCGCCTGGTCGCTCAATTCTTTGTACCTGACGCTGGCGACTACGGATCGAGCGAATGGACGACCGGACCTTGCCCCGAATGGTACGGGCCGACCGACGACGACAAGCTTATTGAACGCGCGATGCGCTCGCAGTCGAGCCGCGCGGCGTTTGGCAATGGCGCCTCATTCGCTGACTTGTGGACGGCAAATGTCGAAGTTCTCGCGCGAGCTTATCCGAATGACAGCGCCCCTTATGATGCCTCGCTTGCCGATAGCGCCCTCGCGCAACACCTGGCGTTTTGGACCGGCAAAGACTGCGAACGCATAAAGCGCCTCATGATGCGGTCGGCCCTGGTGCGCGAGAAATGGCAGCGTGACGATTACATGCAGATGACGATTACCAAGGTCGTCGCGCGGCAAATGGAAGTCTTGACCGACAAGATGCCCGAGCCGTCACGCATCCCGGCGCCAATGAGCGGCGGCGAAATGCAAGCGTCACCATTGCGGAGTGGTGGCGCACCTGGCGAGCAAGCCAAGCCCGCGAGCGTCAACGGCGCGACCTTCCTCACCATCGAACAGCAAATCGAATTGTTCAAAGGTTGCATCTATGTATGCGATCAACACCGCGTCTTGATCCCCGGCGGCGTGCTCTTGCGCGAGTCGCAATTCCGCGTCATGTTCGGCGGCTATTCGTTCCCGATGGATTATGCCAACGAGCGCACCGTTCGCGACGCCTGGGAAGCTTTTACCCAATCGCAGGCGTTCCGCGCCCCTATCGCTGACACGGCCGCATTCCTGCCTAATCACGCGCCAGGCTCGATTGTTGAGCGGCCAGGTCGCACCATAGCGAACACATATTGGCCGGTCAATACGCCGCGCCGCGTGGGCGATATCGGCCCGTTTATGCGTCATCTGGAAAAGGTCATTCCGAACGAGCGCGACCGCCGCATATTGTTGTCGTACATGGCCGCTATCGTGCAACACAAGGGAATCAAATTCCAATGGGCGCCGCTCATCCAAGGCGCCGAGGGTAACGGCAAAACGCTTTTTACTCGTTGCGTCGCGTTCGCGGTCGGCGGCCGATACAGCTATTTCCCGAGCGCGGCCGATCTGGCCGACAAGTTCAACGATTGGATGGTAGGCGCGATCTTTATCGGCGTGGAAGATATCTATGTGTCGGAAGCGCGTACGGAAATTCTCGAAGCGCTCAAACCGATGGTGACGAACAGCGAGCAACAAATTCAAGGCAAGGGGCGCGACAAATATACCGGGGAAGTTTGCTGTAACTGGATTCTCAACTCGAACCATAAAAATGCGATCCAGATTAAAGCGGACATGCGCCGCTATTCGATTTTCTACAGCGCACAGCAGACGAAAGACGACATTAACCGCTGTGGCATGGGCGGCGATTATTTCCCGAGGCTTTATAACTGGCTGAAAAATGAAGGCGGGTATGAGATTGTGAACGAGTTGCTTCACACGTACCCGATTGACCCCGAGTTCAACCCGGCCGGCATGTGCCAACGCGCCCCGGAAACGTCGTCGATGCCCGAGGCGATTAATGCCTCGCGTGGCGGAGTAGAACAAGAGATTATGGAAGCGATTGCGCAGGGGTCGCAAGGATTCGGCGGCGACTGGATTTCTTCGATCATGCTCGACCGGCTCTTGAAGGACATCGGCGCTCAACGCCGATTACCGAGGAACAAGCGCGACGAACTGTTGCTCTCGCTCGGATACATGCCGCATCCGGCGCTTAGTGGCGGTCGCGCCCCGGCTACCGTCATGCCCGACGCCGGCGTTCCGATCCTCTACGTCAGAACCAATTCGCCCGCCGCAATGATTGCCACGCCGAGCGAAGTCGTTAGCGCTTATTCAACAGCGCAAAGCGGCCCTCGATATTCCCACGTATAAACCAATTGACGCCGGCGTCATTATTGATTAATCTCAAGCCTGTTTCTCGAAAGTAAGGGTCGGTCATTATGAGCATTGCAAAATTATATGGCGAAGGCAAAAGGCAAATATTGATCGCTCGCAAACGTTCCGAGGATGGCTTCGAGCGACCGGAAGTTCGCATTTATTACACGGCGAGGAATCCCCGCTTCGATACATGCTCGGTCGCGCGGACCTTTCCCGATACGCCAGTCGGCGCTATGGCTCAAAGGATGTATTTCGACTCACTCGACGAGGAACGCGCACGTCGAATCATTGAGCGGGTCGAAGAATGAGCGAGACCCAAATCGAGGCCCAATATCGCAAACAGGCGTCAATGCGGCAATGGATATTTGAGACGCCAATAACTTACGAGGCAAATCATGCAACCGAATGTGAACAACACACCGTTACAGAACATCAACCGTTTACGCGAGATTGAAGAACGGATCGAGCAAATCAAAGACGACCCGAAATTTCCGCGTACTACCGTCCCTATGGGGATTGAGGAAGGCTTGCTATGCAAAGAACTCGCCGACCTACAAAACGAGAAAGAATTTATTTATGCGTCGTCGGCGCTGCCGCTCGATCACTTTGCGCAATTCTCCGATCCATACACATGGGCGGCCGAATTTGCAGCGCGGTTCCCCGTGAGTCTCGAAGTCGTTCAACATTGGTTCGTCATGATGATGAAATCCGCGCACAAAGCCGGCGAGGCTCGCGGGCGCCTGGATAATCACGAGGCCGCAACGATACAAGGAAGGTTAAACGTCGCGCTCTACGCGCTCGAAACCCTGCAAGCAATGTTCGCACATGGTCATGCGCGTTCGTCGAAGCTTATTCGCGATGTCAACGACGAGGGGCGCGATCCTGAAACGGCGCTCGCTTTTTTGAATCGCATCGTCGTTGAGGTTCTTGAAAAATGACTATCCTCGAAATAATCATCCTCGGCTTTTGCGGCGTGGGCTTCGCGTGGCTTTGCTTGAAATGGATCGCACGCATCGAACCGTTTGAATACGATGACTTCGTTACATACATTCGCCATTGCCGCAAATGCGATCAAGAGCAAGAATTGATCGAGATAGAGCCGGATCGCTTCGCCTGGGTTCCTGTCTACCCGCTGAAGGACATCGCTTGCACCTGTCATGGGGATACACGCGCATGAAAGCCGTCGCTGGGTCTCTCCATCTCATACCGCCCGACCGCGCTCGATGGCTGCAATACCTCGAAGGCGGGGGAAATCTCTACTTCCATGTATCGACAGCGCGATTCACGGCCTCAGACACGCATGATGTCGTGCGCTCTGACGTGATGTGCCGCATGCGGGACGATGGTCTTATCAACGTGAAATTCGGCCGCGTGAGGCTTACCAATCTCGGGCAGGTCGCAGCGATGGCGACACATTGCGGAAAGCTCATGTACGACGTTCTAGCGGGCCTACACGACGAGAAGCAACCGACACGCTTGCTCGCGGATTTCTACAACAAACAGGCACGCGGCACCGCAAATAATCGCTATCGCTCGGACCTGGCAAACGCCTTGACGAGCCTCGAAAAATGGAAGTTGACCGAATATCGCGGCGGCACCTGGCATATGACCGAAGTCGGCCGCCTGGTCGCCGCGTATCTTGTAGGACTAGACAAGAGCCGCGCTATCGCTTAAGCTGAAGCTCTTGTCTCGTAAGACTCGACTTTGCCCGCCTCGCAGCGGGCTTTTTTTCGTCTCACGGTTTCCATTCCGGCGGCTCGGGCCGGCTTGTCTTTTCCTCTACAATGCGTTGCAACTTTGCCCGCGTGCGGTCGAAATTAGGATCGTGCGCGTTCATCAACTCGTCGGCCACGGCTCGAACAAAGTCGATATCCAACGGATGAACACGGAAATGGAATAGCGCGGTGCCGCCGCTGTGGCTCGTCGCATGCTTGTATTCAATCTCTTTCATCGTCAGGAACGGAAATCTCGCCTTGGTCAGCGCTTCAACCGTTCCGCGAACGGTCTCGACATCGCTCGTGTAGCAGCGCACGCCAAAGACGACGAGTTCGCGTATCGCCTCGTTTCGCCTTTCTCGCATGTCGATGGCCGGCATCGAGTCCCGAAATTCCCGGTTCGACGCGTACAGACATTGAACGCATACGCCGCTTACCGTGTAGCGCGGCGCCGTGTGGCCGTTCTTGCACGGTCGGCCCGTGAAATATTTGTTGTCGCCAGCGGCAACGGCCGTTTTTCGGCTCTTTATTTCCATGATTTGCTCCGTCTCGTAAAAATCATAATGTTATGATAGTTATGATTTTCTGCCTAATTTTTAAGCAAATTATCATAATATTTTGATGCATATCATAACTCAATTTGACGCTAATCAAACGTTGTTTTCGCTCTTTTTGACCAAAATCAACCCGATTTTATCGGTTTTTACCTGTTTTTGTTGTCAACTTAATCACGTTTTTGTCAATTTACACTACTTCTACTCCGCACGCTAAAAAAATATCATAATGTATGATTATGACAGAAAAAGAGGTAAGGAAATATCATAATCATAGAAAAGGGTACAAAAGTGTAGCGGGAGTGCAAACGCGTGGCATGCAAGCCCGATCAAGAATCATAATCATAAATTTGTGTTATGATTTTTCGCAAAATTTTCGTTGACGAGGCTCAACATTTAAGCGTTATGATGTGTTATGGAAATTCAAACCGTCACCGATGAGAACGAACAACCGCTCAATGTGAATCAAGTTCGATTCGTTGAGGTCTATTGTTCGCTATCGCCGCGCAAGCCAGCTGTGGCCTATATGCGCGTCTACTGCTGCAAGCCTGCCGATGCGGCTCGCAACGGATGGCGGCTACTCAAAGACCCGAGGATAAAGCGAGCCATTGAGGAACGCGACAAGGCGGCCAGGGAAGCGAATAGCCTCGCTGTAGGCGATCTGATAGCGCACCTGACCGAAATCATCAAGGCGAACCCTGCCGACCTCATCGAGTACCGTCGCGGTGCCTGCCGCTACTGTTGGGGCGACGGCTTTCAGTATCAGCGCACGCAAGGCGAATACAATCGCGACCTAGCCGCCTATCTGGAAGCGAATAAAGCGGCGCATGAGCGCTCGAAAGGGAAAGTCGCGCTCGACCCCCTCGGCCTTTTCTTCGACGTGAAAGGCGGCATCGGATACAACCGCAACGAGGCGCCCCATCCCGAATGCCCCGAGTGTTTCGGCGATGGCGAAGGCTTCGAGTTCGTGAAGGATACGCGCAGCCTTCCGCCGGCGGCGGCCAGGTTGTACGGCGGTTTGAAAATCACGCGCGACGGCATTTCGATTGTCACGCGATCCCAAGACAAGAGCCTTGAAATGGCGCTACAGGTCGCGGGCCTACTCGGTACGAAACGCAGCGGCGACGACGAGGAAGGCGATACGCCGCCGGCCGCATCCGTCACGTATCACGAAGTAGACGCGCGCGCACCGCAAGATTATGAGGGCGAAGAATGATTATCTCGGCGCCAGGTTTGAAGCCGAACAAAAAGCCCGTGGCCGCTGCTATCGATTTCAAGTTGAATCGGCCGCAATTCCAGTTCATGAAAAAGCGCAACGCGCACAAATACATGGGCTATGTTGCGGGCTTCGGCTCGGGCAAAACGTTCGTAGGATGCACTGCGCAATGCCAAGGCTTTT